CTTTATGGCAAGGTCAAAGCTCCTGGCGTCCGCGCTGCCAAATACCGCAACCCTGCCAATCTGTCTCAAACCTGGACCGGCGCCGGCCGTATGCCGGGCTGGATGACAGAAGCCAAAACGAAAGGAATCGACCCCGAAACATTCAAGATCAAGGATGTAGCGGCGGCAGAAGCCGAAACCGAATAAACAACAATCCGTCACAGCTGCCATAAAAAAGGGTGCTTCCTTTTTAATCCGGGAAGCACCCTTTCTTTTTCTAAACAAGGCTTGGTTTTCTGTGTTTAGAAAAAAATTATTGATTAACTAATTTCTGAAACAGGCTTACAGTTTTTTGATGCTCATCGTCTGTTTCATCAACATCAAAAGGAGGAGCATCATCAACCACAGCTGATGTTACTCGTTTTCCAGTTGTTCCTAGAACACGATCCAAACGCGCTTTTAGATCATCATATGTTTTGAAGTTCTTTCCAGATAGAAATTCCTGAAGAGAATATTCCTGATTCCAAATCTTCTCTAGTTCCTCATCGTTTTCAGTAAGAGGAGAAGGTGGTTTCACAAACTCTGATTGATCATAGTTCCGATAACCTTCAACCGTACAGATTTTCAGACGCAATGGAACACCCGCCCAAAAATCAAAAGGATTGATTGGTGGTTCATCTGGAAACTGCGGAATCATTAGGTTGTTAAGTTTATCAAAGATTTTCTTACCATAACGGAACAAGAAAACTTTACCTTCGTTTTCAGGATGTGCGATATCCTTCATAACTAGGACATTAGAAATATATGTTAGCTTGCGCTTTTGTTTACGGGCGACTTCCTTATCGGAATCTAAACCGCTATTCCAAAGAACGGAATTGTGCTCGCTAACAGGATCAGGTTTGCCAAGTGTAGTTAGAGAGTTTTCAATATACCAACTGCCAGTTTTGCCTTGAAAAGAGTGGGACCAAATGCGGACAAAAGGAACCTCTTCCCCTTTGGGTGCTGGTAGGAAACGAATTACAGCATAACCATTTCCAGCTTTGTCAACATCAGGATACCAAATCCTGTCATCTTCAACGAATTTTGGGGCAGCTTGTTTTTGAAGTTCGGTAGTAAGAGTTTCTAAAGATTTTTCTCTGTTATTCTTTAGGTCTAAGAAAGATGTAATAGTCATATATTCGTATTTTTCTCCTGTTTTATTATTTGTTTTGTTTATATGTTTTTGGCGGCCGGATCAGGTCGCGAATCTGAATCTCCCAGCTAAAAACTTCTTCCGAAGTCTCTGCTCTACTAGGGCTTTACTTTAAGCTATCCAGCCATGTTTGTATTTAGACAACTTATGTCAAGTTTATACCATAAATTCCAGCAATCGCTTCCTCAATGTTATTGTAAATCACCACGCCATTAATTTCTGTGATATAAGATACTTTTTTGTTTTCCAAAATTGTGGCCGAGCGTTTGTTATCTACATCAATCAAAACATTTCCTACAATAGTCGTAAAACCAGCTTTTCTGGCAAGATCAGTCATAAATTTTATATCGTAATCTCGCCACCAATCACGTAATTGTAAAATAGAATAAATGGAACGAAAAGCCTCAGATGGCCCATGCGTCAGTTCCCTAACATTCAACTTCAACGACAAGCTTGAAACAGGGATTGCCAAGAGCGAAATGGTAAATGTGCGACGGTTTATCATTCATCTGCTCCATGGCATGGTTTGTTTAGTTCTTTTTGAGTTGGTTTATTCCTTACTGCTATAATCCCACATTTGATACAATAACGCCAGTTCAGAAAATGTCCACTCAATTTGTGTGGTTTTCCTTTTGCCATCGGTTGATGATCATTTCTCTGAACTTTGACCAATCATACTTGATAAACGGCGCATACTTCTTGAGACGCGACATATAGAGAGGATTGTTCAGATTGAGATTATAATACTCCCAAATCTGTAGCTTGTCAACTAGAATTGTTATTGTTTCGGGAGAAATTTCTTTTCGTGTATAGAGTTCTTGAATATATGGCAATCTTCCACCAGATGGTTGAAAATTGGTATCTAAATCTTGTTGTAGTTTACCCAAATCTTCTTTGAATACATAGGCCAAGGATTGTTGCCGGCGCTGCCAATCCAAATATCTATCTTCCGTCATATCTCTTATCCAACGGTCCTTATCAATGAGATTCGCTAGAAGAAAATTATGTGGGTCTTTATGCTTGGAAAGTTTTTGAAATGTGAATTTTTCTGGTCGCTTCTCAAATGAGGATGGGGATGCATTTATCTTTCCATTGTATTTAAAATAATCGTAAGCCTCATGATTGAAGTGTTGTTTCAAAGCGAGATAATCAACATATATCTCAAAGGAGTTCATAGTTCTAGCCGAACTTTCCCTTTTTTTATGAGTTTAGCGATTTCAGGAAACGGCACACTGGTATCGTTTGCATCAACTAGGCTGAATAATGCCTCATTATCATCGCTTGTATTTACTATTGATAAAATCAGCATACCATTGTTATCAGCAAATCCAAGCCACTTCCTTACTTCATATGGTAACACTCCGGTAAGCTTTTGACCATTGGAGCCAATGTAATAATAAACGCCGCTAGTAGTATCCTTTCTCTTTCCGAGGTTAATTCCGTTCTCCATTGCCAATTCACAGGCAACTCCTAAACAGCAATAATACATAGTTTTTTCTTCTTCATAACACAGGTATCTTCTACCTTGTTTGAATCTATTTGATTCCAAAGCATCAGCTAACAGTTTACGATTAGCTGCTGTTTCTTTCTTTGTATATTCTGTTCTGTTCATGTGTTTGTTTCATCCCATGGACGCGGATAGTTGTTGATATAGGCAAAGGCTTCCACATTTTCTGGCATATGCTCTATATGCCCGCGAGCAAACGCCACATAACCTACCCAAGGTTGTTCATTTCTGATCAACGTTTTAACGAATTTGTTCATGCTGGTGCCTGTGGTCCAAACATCATCCACAATCAGCCATGTGGGTGCCCCAACGGTCACATAAGGCAAGAAAGCATCCCGCAGAGCCCAGCCGCCTGAAGGAACGCCATAGACCTGTCCAAACGCCCCAATCTTCACATGAGACGTATGAGCGATGCAATCCCAATCCTCTTTTGTGAGGGCATCACACTCTATCTTCCAATCCAGCAACAAGCCGGCAGCGGAAGTGAATTGTCCAAGTTTGAAAAGCATCAGTCTTCCTCTATTTCAACAAGACCAGTTAGATTCACCGCATAACAAGGTAACAGAATGCCGCCAAGTCCAGGTGCACAACAATGGATTTCTTGTTGAGGATAATCGCTTATTACTTTATGAATAAATGTGGCGCGGCGGCCATGACTATTACACCACCAAAGCTCTCCAGATTCATCGCGCCAATATTTTACTTCTGGAGGATGGCGATTATTATCATCCATCAGCAAGCCTTACAAGCAGCTTCATAATATTCATTTTTATAAATTTTCAAAGATGATCCATCAAGACTTAATTCTAATATCATATCCTTATTGCGAACTTTGATAGATTGTTGTTCATGAATATTTATTAAACATATATCATTCTTGTATTTCAAACAATCATCTATTTCTTTTTTTCTTTGTTCCTCAGTTTCAATTTGTTTAGAATAACCTCCACCATTTAAAGAAATAAGACTTACGCTCACCCAAAAAGGTAATGTAGCTGTGCGCATATAAGAGCGAGCCGTCAGAGCATCAGTGAAAGGACCATATGATTTCATATCGGGAGCCTGCTTGTTTTCTTCTTGATGAGGTTTAGGTTTTCAGCCTCTATTTCCAACTGCGATTTGATCACATCGTTCTTACTCACGATTTCCGCCAAAACCTCAATCTCAATACCTGACACTTGAGCATAGTGCACAATACCATCAATGTAAGAAATACCATTGGCCTTCACCAATTTTTCTATTTCTTTGATTACATTATTAGAGAGATTAAATCTATCTAAATCAACATCACTTTTCACTTTCAAATCTTTCTAAAGCTATCAACGCTTCTTCAACTGAAGGAAAACACCCAATATGTATTTGTTTTTTGTTTACTGTTTTTTGAACCCGAAATGTGCGAGTGCTGCCACATACCGGATGAATATTGGAAGGTAGCTTGCATTTTCGTCTTGATACCTTTCGATTCTCATTTTGGGCAGACTTGGTTACTTCTCGCAAGTTATCCCATCTGTTATCGTCCGGTATGCGATTTTTATGATCTATTTCATATCCTAATTTTGGCCAACTTCCAGTCATCCAAAACCAAATGATATTAGCTTCCTGGTGCTGTTTTCCGTTCCATCTGACATAACGATATCCGGTTTGTTTATGGCGAAACCCAGCCCTATCACCAGCTTTTATTCTTCCGCCAGCATTTCTAATCCAATATAATTTACCATTATTTGGATTATATGTCAACCATTCTTTTATATTCTTCATTTATCTATAAGCATAAGCTCCATGTCTACTTCCGAAATAATATCTTGAGCGTTAGGCT